TTTATGTCCACTCTGTAATATGCTGCACCTGCAATAGATACACCCATAAAAGTCAAGAACGATTCCCCAATGTTTAACGATACTATTCCAGAGGCTGCGGTATAAGTTGAATATGAACTCGAATCTATTGAAGTGCCTGCACTATTGTAAACATTTACATCAACTATGTTTATCTCATTGCTTAAATCAAAGAAGGTTAAGAATCTTTGCTGATTTATTCTAATCTTTTCACGATATGAGTTATCGTTTAAGCTAACTTTATTAGTTGTCTTTAATTGTTTGTCAGGACTAAATGCAGTTTTAGTCCAATCCAAGAAGTCAAATATAGCATTGCTTCCTAACTTAGGGCTGCCACTTGTGCCAAACTGAGTTTGATTTGCATAGATAACAGGCACTCCGCTTGCATTATCGTATATCTCGCCTAGTTGCAACCAATACCTAGCCTGTGAATTAACGCAAGGCACTATATCTGTGGAGTTAAACCCGCCAAAATCAAAGGTCACGTAGTTCTTAACTATGTCTGCCACGTTTATTTGAACAGTTCCCACTAATGGTTGCTTAGGTAAAGTTAGCCTAGTTACAGGATTGCTTTGCCCGCTTACGTTTACATCACATAGGAACTGATAATTAGGCTGAGTGCTATTTCCACCGCTCACACCAATCACTATTTCATTAAATAAGTTTTGCCAATTATTAGGGCTTTCTATTATTGTTATCATCTTGTCAAGTTTATCTCTACACTTACTATTATCTGCTTGCCGAATTTCTCTGCTATTGCATTACTCATTCTAGTTACCTCTGAATCACTAATAGCGGTGTCTATAAAATAGGTCGGCTTCAATCCGTTTTGCTTTATTCCAAACGCTATCGCAGTGGCTCGTTTTCTTTTCTCGTCTATCTGAGCCTTTGCTCTTGCTCTTTTAGTTAGGTTTCTAGTTTGGCTGTATCTTGAATCTAGCGGAATACCTTTTTTTGTAATCCACCTCATTAAGTTATCTACCATTGGCTGACTTGGGAATCTAGTCCTAAAACTATAAATTGAGCCATGCTTAGTTCTTAATCCGTTTACACCACTATTAACAAAGAACGCATAGTTATTCCCTTCGATTGCCACGTAGTATTCATTCCCTGCCACGCTTACAGGCATAGCAACTATTGATTGCTTCAACTCTGAATCTCGTAAGTCTGCTTGGTCTAAGTTACTCTTTAACGCCTCGCTTAACTCATTAGCCACGTTGAACAATGACCGCCCAATAAAGGTGTCAAACTTAATATTCTCAATAGGAACGTAATCTTCACCTATCGAACCAAGTAGTGCCTCATAGTTTGCGCTCATTGTCTTCTCTATCTATTTGGTAGCATATTAAGTTCAAAAATTCTATTACGTTCATTTTAAAGAAGTATTCCCACTTTGTAGCATCTCTATTTGCGAGGTTATCGATTGTAACGATATATCCCCATTTGGATTCAAATCCTTTACTATCGCTTCCACCTCCGCCTCCAAAGAGGTTCTTATATGAATAGATAATTCTCGTAAGACCTTGCAAAAAAAAACCAGCAATGGTTGCGCATCTTTCATTGTCATCTTCTCAAACACTAGGTCGCTTATTTCTTTGTGTGCTTTGCCATCGTATGCAGCTACCTTTCCAAATCGCCACGTCATAGGCTTTAGAAATACCGCAATAAACTTATGTAACTCCTTTTCTGCTACCTTGCTAAATGCTGAGGCGTCAATAAATTGGTCTGTGGTTATCTTCATTATGTCGGTGTCAACTGCAAACCACTTACCACTAATCTTTATTTTTTTTTTAATCTTGTATCCGCTCAAGTTATCCTCAATAGCTTTTAAACGCTCTACGTAATCCATAAAGATAGTATGAGGCAAAGCCTTGATTGATTCGATTGGTTGCCTTAAAACGATTGAAACACGCCTCTGCAAGTATTCTAATTCAGATTCATAAGGCATCTGTGCCAATGTGCTAACGTATTCCTTGATGGTTATTTCTTTGAACTCCCGCTCCATAGTATTAAATATATTTATTTTGTTTTGTGTAATTGTTTTTTTAACTTGTTGATTATGCTCGCATTACCGCATACCTTCCGCTAGGTCGGTTGTTTAATTTAAGCAAGGCAACATATCTTAAAGGGTCTAATAAGTGGTTCATGCTATCTGTCGGCTTGCCTGTTAGCTTTCCCTCCTTATCTGTTTCCCATTGGTAGGCTCGCAGTTCTTTGATTAGATTCGTGCTGCGTTTAGTAACCATTAACTCGTATCGCTTTAAGGTGTCTATTCCTATCTTGATTGAGTCCGCCCCTTTTACTGATGGCTTAACATTGAACCCCTGCCTGTAAAGTTCCTCAATAGATTTTGGTTCGGCACTATCGCATATTAGTTCATTGCGACCAAACTCAATAGACTTTAAAAAGTTGCCTATGTCGTTATTGGTCATGTTGGTTCGGTAGAGTAATTCATCAATCCAGAGTTTGCCATCTGACTTCCATATACCGATTAGCGTGCTAGGGTCATTCGTAAAGCCAAAGTCCATGCCGTATGAAACTAAGGTAGCATCCAAAGGTATTGAATCCACCTGCTGCCAATTATCAAACACCACTCCTTGCAGGCTTCCTATCTGACCTAATCCGTAAACGTTCCACCAATTAGCCCAATAAGTAGAAGTGGATGCCTTATCCCTTGCTTTTTCGATTTCCCTTATTATGCTCGGTTCAAGTGCCTCGTTGTCTTTATAAGTCAGAACTATCATTTCTGCATCCGCATCGCTGAGTAGTTCGGTATCCACCCAAAACTCAGATACAGGATTGTAATCTAAGTAAATAAACTTCTTAGTCCTTATCGCTAGTTGGTAGTAAGATTCCCAAGTGATGTTATTGCACTCGTTTATAAATAGCACATCCCTTCTTGCACCTCGTAACTTCGCAGGGTTATCCGCACTAAAGAACTCAATAAATGAACCATTACTAAACTTGTAAGTCATTGTAGACTTATTGTAACTAGACTCATCAAGCATATTAATCAAGTCCATTATCTTCAAGAAGTCACGCAGCGCACCCCTTCGCAAATGGGGGATGGTTTCAGCTACTATGCTTATCTCCTGCTTTGGCTTTGATAGTGCATACTCAATTAAAAAGGGAATAATACTGAAAGTCTTGGATGCAGATGTACCGCCCCTAACTATTCTTATCCGCTTTCTAAGTTTGCGGATTTTAAGTTGTGCTGTCGTTTTCTTCAACATCTAAATCTATCCCTCCGAATATTGGCTTCTCAATATTGATGTTTTTATTCTCAGTCTTGGTACTGGCGATTCTGTGATATTCCTCTTCCGTTCCAATCAGTTTGTAGAGTGCCATTTGCGTTAAAGGGTTGTTTCCATTGTACCATTTATTCCGCAGTCCGTTCTTAACTTCAATCTTGTTTTTGTCCAATCCCTCTTTTATAGTGTTAAGTTCGTTAGAATCAATTTCAAAAAACTCATAAAAAGTTGGTTTTGATATTGGCAGTAAAGTTACCACATCCTCAATAAAGAATAGTTTCTTCTTCTCTACTAGGTCAAGTGCCTGCTGATATATTTTAATCCTGTCGTATGCCATTGCGTTTTATTATTAATGTTGGGTCTAATTTTTTCATTCTGTCTATTATTACTTGGCAGTATTTAGGGTCAAGTTCCATTCCGTAACATTTTCTTTTTAGTTGGTGTGATGCTACCATTGTTGAACCTGAACCAAGAAACACATCTAATACTAATCCATTATCTGGGCAACTTGATTTTATTGCCCTTTCGCATAAAGGTATTGGTTTAGGTGTTGCGTGTCCTCCTTCGCTTCCGTTTCTTATGTGTCTATCAAACTTCCATACATTGTTAAAGTTATCGTGTACATTATTAAAATATGCCCTTGTTGAATAGTACTCTTTTTTAAGTTCATCATATTCTTTTTTTAATTCTTGGTAGTCTTTTTTAAAAGCATCTACTTTATTATCAACACACCATTTTTGAAAACATTTATAAACTTCAATAGTTGGCATATTCCATTGACTTTTACACGTCCAATGGTCACGACTTAAATCGCTATGCCCTGCAATTCTTTTCATTGTTGGAATATCCCAACCTGCTTTAATTCTTTGTGATAATAAATAATCTCTAATTGGCTCCCAACCTTCAAAATAATTATCTGCATTATTATTAAAGCCTTGAACTCCCATCATAGCAAATAAACATTTTTCGTCTGCTATTGCGTAGCTTCTTGTATTCTCTGAATTTTGCCCTTGTCCGTTTCCTTTGTCCCAAGTTATTAAATTCCTAAAGGTTGCCTTCTGTTCTGCTATGTATGGTTTTAATATTTCTGAATAAATATCCATTAGTGGTTCATCTATCCCCCAACAATACCAACTGCCACTTTCTTTAAGATGCATAAATTGCAAGGCAATCCATTCTTTATTAAAATCTAATAAATCTGAATAGTTTAGGTTATCATTTAAAACTCCTTCGTTTTCTTTCTTCATACCGTATGGAGGGTCATTGTGTGCCATATCAGCCTTTTCTCCATCCATTAACTTAGCAACTGAATCCGAATCTGTACTATCCCCACATAACAAACGATGCTCACCTATCTCAAACAAGTCACCCAATACAATATCGGTTTCAATTCCACCTTCAGGAACTTCAAAGTCATCCTCCTCAGCCTCTAATTCAACTTCTAGGTTGATAGGTACATCTAAACCCCAATCCTCTAACTGCTCAACTTCCCATTCGTTGGCTAACATATCCCAATCCCATTCACCTCCGCTCACATTGTCTTTTATTATAAACTCTTTTTGCTGCTCGTCTGTGAGGTTTTCTGCTACAATGATAGGCACTTCTTTCAATCCCGCTTCTTTGCACGCCTTAAAACGCATATTACCGCCTAATACAACCATATCGGCATTAACTACTATTGGTCTAATGTCTAGCATCTCGGGAAAGTCTTTAATAGACTGAACCAACTTTGCAAACTTATCATCCTTTATTTGTCTAGGATTATTTGGGTTTGACTTGACCTCTGATATTTTTACTTTTCTGCTTTGCATAATTTTAAATATATTATTTGCTCGATATAATACTCTCGTAGTATTCCATTCTGTACTTACGCCATAATGCTTCATTGCTATTTTGCTTAACGTCTTCTTTTAGTTGGCTGCCTAAGTCTTTTCTTAACTCAGGGTTCTCTATCAATCTACGCATTGCCTTGTACCAATCCTTCTTTCCTGCAACTAGACAGTTCTTTCCGTGTTTGCTCATCCATTGGTAAGATTCCACATCCGAAACGATTACCCCTAAACCGAATGCACCCATTTCTAGCATCTTTAATTCTGACTTTGCTCTATTGAACTCGTTATATCTTAAAGGAATTAATCCAATGTCCATTAAATTATACGCCTGAGCGTAGCTATAAACATCTGCTGCGTTTATCCTGCCGTAGTTATTATCATCTAGGATGTAGTTTGAAGTAAAAATCTTTTCGTACTTGTGCCAAATCGAATCGCCATCATAGAATCCTGCAAGCATAAACTTGTAATCCTTGTATGGACTTTTATTCAAAGATAGGATTTCGCCTTCTATTAGTTGCAAGTCTTCTAAGTGAGTTACTGAACCACTCCACCCTATGTTAACCAAATCCGACTTCATTGCTGCAATCTCTGGGTTAGGTATGAACTGAGGTTGTTCAAAGTCTATGGTGTTTGGGAAGACCTCTACGTTTTTGTTAAACTGCGACACTACATATTTAAGGTAAGGAGTTGTTACCATTATTGCATCCGCTTGACTAAAGTTGTAGATTAGTGCCTCTGCCCTATGGTTTAGCTTCCACTCTTTTTTTAGAACGTGGCTATCGCTTAATTGATAATGGTCATCCGTATCTATTATAACGGGGATGCCTAATCTTTTTAAAATCTTCCATACGTTTTCCTCGTTGCCTATTCTAGAGATTGACCTGCTTGCAATAATTAAATCAAACTGAGACAACTGCGATTCTGGAACGTGGTCGATGCTTGCCATTTGACTGACCTCGTGTCCTTGCAAGTGCATCTTAGAATGTGGAACAATTAACCTATGGTATTCTCCACCCATTATTTTTTGACCTGTGACTAATAGTATTTTCATTTTATTGCATTTATTAAACCTTCAGTATTCCATAACTCGTAATATTCTCCACCCGCAGGTATTACATTGGGCGCATAGTAGCATATCTCTAATGCTCGCTTGCACTTTAACGATTCAGCTATTGCAAAGTTCATTGATTGATTACCGATAAATAGTTTCGAGTTGTTTATTATCCTAGCTAAGTCTAAGAAGTTCTCTACTGCCAGATATTTGCAGTTAACCTTTTGACTGAATATAGAATACTCGGCAGTTGAACCTGTGAAGTAAATCGTTTCCTTAAAGTCATTTAAGACTGTGTAATCAATGTTCGGATTCTGATAGCGTTCAGTTCTATTTACCACTATGTAATCACTTGGCATAGTATCAATGTGCAATATCCGCTCTGAGTAGTTTACATTTGTTAACTCAGGAAAGGCTAAGGCATACCATCGTTTTATATCGTAGGCTGCCAAATTCATACCTATGCTTCTAAACTTGTCTAGGTCGTAATCTACTTTCTGATTCCTATAAGGTAATACATCGTAAATAAAGTCAAACTCCATTAGTAAAGGTCTGAGCATCTTATAAGCGTAATCGTTCAGCATCACATCTCCGTAAGCGTGTTTAAAGGTAGGATTGCCACCAACATTAGGTGCGTTTACGTTTATGTAAAGAATCGCCTCTTTGTCGTGTATCTCGCAGGCTTTCTGAATGGCAGGCATAGCGTAGAGAATATCTCCACTTGCGCCCGAATGTTTAAATTTTAGATTCATAATCTTCAAAGGCGTTGAATACTTTGTGAATTAATTCGTTCTGGCAATTACCGCAGTGAATGTTTGCAGTTACATATCCGAACAAATCTTTATGCGCTTGCTGAAATGCTAATATCTCTAAGCCGCTCCACTTCATAGCGTGATTAGTTTTAAATGTAAGCCATCTTTCTTTAAATGGCTTTAGTCTTTCGTATTGTTCTTGATTCATACGTTAAGGAATTTAGAAATGAAGGCACTCATAACGCTACTAGCGCAACCAATCATAAACGAATCAACTATTCCATTGCTTGAATACAAAGAGTA